CCCCCTGTCTCAAGATTGATGCCCGCCGCGGCGCAAAACTCAACCGCCTCGCGTTGTGCTTTTCGATAACCAAACATCACATCGTCGTTGAACATTTGAGGGTTAATGCTCGGCAACTTAACCTTGCGCGCCTCCAGTTCAGCGATGCGCTTCTGCGCGGCTTCCAGCGCTGCTATCAGCTCAAGCACCGCTGCGGGGTTCGCAAGAGCAATAAATTTCATAGTCTGCTTATTAACAACTTCATCTGCGACGGGGCGGCAGCTCGTCCACCCTGAATGTTTTTCCAGGCTGCCTTTAACAATTACGGTATATTCACCGCAATTTTTTGTCTGATCACGGGGTGCCCACTCTTCGCCGCCTGCGGCCAGTGCCGCCGCTTTCAGTTTTGCTGTGTTCATGCGGCACCGCCTTTAAGGTCTTCGGGCGTCAGGCCGGTTTCAAAGAAGCTCAGCTTCCCTTTCATCGGGTAGAACGGCAGAGGCTTTGCATCGGTCAGGGTGAAGCCTTTCGGCCCGAAGAACCACGGTGACGGGCTTTTATCAACGCAATCGGTGATAGTCGCTACGCCAACGATCCCGCCGCGATTGAAACGCTCGCGGTCAGGGTAAGGAGAGTCCGGTGGGCTAAACTTCTGGTGAATCTCCAGTGCTGCTACCCAGTCGGACCAGGTTGGCATAGCCGCGCTAGCATGGATAAGCACTGGCCCGCGGTAATTCGTGCGCCAGCTGCGGTTTTCAATGTCTTTGTAGCCGTTGGCGATGAGCCATGCCCACGGTTGGCGGATGGAAAGTGCTTTCATGCAGCACCGCCTTTACGCAGCCACCGGTTGAGGTATTTGTTGTTATTCACAGAGCCGAAGCTATTGCGCTTCATGAGCTCCTCGCGGCTCGGCATCGGGATGTGTTTGCGGTCAGACTTACCGCCGACGGTTACGGTTAAATAATTTGCCTGGTCTCTGGACATGGTTAACTCCTTAATCGCTACGAACGTGACCGTAGCGACCGAGGAAGCGGCGCATACGGTTATCTGTTTCTTCAGGACGGCGCGGGCCGGTGGTGACGAATCCGGGCATGAACGATGCTGCCAGGTTGTCGTCCCACAGCTGCCGGTCTGCCAATTCATCAGCCTTGCGGGTCATGCGAGCTTCCTTGCCCTCGGTTTCGTACTGCTTTCCCAGCGTCTCTTGCAGGTGTGCTTTAATGCGAGCCAGCACCTCTTCTTTGGTGCCGGATCGTTTTGGCGGGCGTGCGTATCCCGCCCCGGGAAGAGGTGATGACATTTAGTTGGCCTTATTTGGTTAAATCAGAAGGGGATTGAATCGTCGAACTGCTCTGAGCCCAAGGTTGTTTGCGACGAATGATGATGGCCTGACGAAGCGAAGCCTACTTTCGCATTCTGAAGCTCAAGCGTGATGGTTTGCCCATTGTTTCCCTGGTAAACATCAACCTTAATGCTGTCGCCGGTTAACTCCACGATAGATCCTTCAACCAACACGCTGCGGTAGTAATCCGCTTGCGGACCCGGCCTGGCAAACACAGCGGCGCTGTAGTTCGTCCACTCCTTTTTCTTGGACTGCCTGTCGTAATACTGAACTCCTGCCCGGACATTGAATCCGATGCTTTCGCCTGCCTGAAACTCCCTGGCTGGCTTGTTGAGTTTTACTGTTATTGAGTGCGCCATTACGCTTCCATCCCTTCAAGTTCATCTTTGCGAATGTTGTAAATGTCCTGAGCCTTTTGCTGCTCAGGCGTACCTTCCAGCATCTTCCACGCCTTAGCGAAAGCGCCTTTAAGCTCTGCGACGCTATTTTTTGCAGATGCGGCCTCAGTAAACGCTTTTAGAACCTGCTCTGGCGAAGCTGGCTGTTTAGCTGGAGCGTTGCTTACCTGCCTGGCTTGCTGCTGTTTATGCTCGTCAGTATCCGCATCCTTTGCGTCATCAATGCCAAACAGTCCGTTAAGGCAGTACTTGCGAGCGTATGAGCTTGTCGCGCCCGTAACCTGCGCTGCGTCCATTCCTTTTTTGCTTTCCTCCTCGCGAGCCATTGCAGTGGCGGTGTGGCTGCTCTCACCATCAGTAATGGTTGCCACGGCCTTCACATAATGGCGGTCACCAATCAGCACAATCTCATCGCTTATTGACAGGAACAGTCCATCCAGAAGCGGCTTAACGCCCTCCAGAATGTCCTCGCAGCTGCGATATTTGTATTTGCCGAATGAGTTGTACTGGTTTTTCGGCGCGTTAAGGTTGGCCTGTATTTTTGCCAGACGTGCATAAAACTCTTTGCTCATAGAAACCTCAGAACGGCGCAGGGCCGAGTAATTCACGAACGTTCATGCGCTCAAGTTGTGCCGCGAGCAGTGCAAGTTTCTTCTCCCTGCGGTCGCCAGCTCGTCGATATTCGAGCGCCATCTTGATATATGCTTCACGCCATATCTTGCTGATCGCAATCGTCGACGCGAGACGGGGAGGATTTGTTGTCATGTTCGGATTCCTGCTCTGAGTAATTTTCGAAAATGTCATGGACAAGCCGATAGAACTGCTCATCCGTCATGTCGCGAGGGTTGAGGTGCTTCATTGCGTCCTCCGGTACCATGGCATGCTCACTGCCTGCTTCATCTGCTTATTGGCCTGTAGCCACATCCCGGCGTCACCGAGGAATCGGGCAATAACCGCTTTGCTCTGCGCGGCCATAAGGGCCTGATGGTTTACTGTTTGATTGCCGTACATGTCAGCTCCTTAAGCGTCTTGCAGATGCCGCGCATGCGGCGGGTGATGAGGTCGAGCAGGGATTCATTTAGTTGAGCGGCACCCAAGACGGCACCGCCCGCGATAGCAAATGTCATCGTGGGATTCCTTATGTTTGAATGATTGGCATAGCGAAAACGCCTCGAATGAAGCGCTGTTGATATGCAGGCGAAAAAAAGCCCTCCGGAGAGGGCGAACAACTTCAGGGGATAATGAGGGTTTCTCCAATAACCAGAACAGGTCTTCGTCTCCTGTCTTGGTTATGAGCGATATTGCTCACATAGCTGACTCGTAAATCAGCTATAGGTGCTTATTCGCTGACGAATTCAGTTAACTGCTCATGCAGCTCAACCAGAGTTTCATCATCAAAACCGTCGAGAAATGCTTGTTCGATAAGCTTGATTATCTCTGCCGCTTGCTCTTTGCTTATTTCCATTGATATCTCCTGTTATGCGGATTGCATCAGATAACCGACTCCATGAATCGGCTATCGGCTGCTAAATTTCTTCAAAGCCCCAGTCCATGCGCTCCCATGCAATTTCCTTCATAACCTCATTCTTTCCTTCATCATCCATTTTCTCCCACTCTTCATCGCTAATCCCTAAGTCATCCTCAAGGTCGACAACTTGCTCATATTTCGAATGGATGTTTGCACCGGAATCCAGCCAAACTTTAAATTTACGTCCCATTTAATTCTCCTATTCAGATGTCGGCTATCGGCTGCTATTCAGCGGGCGGTGATGGCAATTCCATCCAGTGAGTAAAGTGCTGAGCTGGACGTAATTCAGCTTCAGCATTTGCTGAGAACCACATCATTTGCTCTGATGTATGGTCAAACTCAATAAAGTGAGTCTCAACCCAAACTGTGTCATCAGTGGCGACAATTACGTATTCACCATCAGGCGGCATCCGCTCGCTACACTTAATCCACTCCATTCACTCCTCCTCGCCGATGGCTTTAGCTATTGCTGCGCGGGCTTTGTTGATTACCCCATACCACTCCGGGTATGAGACGAGTCTGCCTTCTTGCATCGCCTTAACTGACAGTTGAAGCGCTTCGAGAAGGTCAGGCGCCGCAGCTATCATGCGCTTATTCGCGTCGCTGAAATCCCAATCTCCTCCGCCAACGATGTTCTTTTCGTTGCACAGCACTTTCCCTTCCCATTTCCACGGGCCCGGACTGTATTTCATATCTCACCTCAAATAAGTGGCTTGCTGCCAAAAAGAAAGGCCGGCTATGCGGCCTTATTCATCGTAACTCAGCCCTTTGCTTTCATATTCGTCGCCATAATCAGCGAGCTTATCTTCAATCAATTTACGTAACGCAGCCTTACCGTGACGCATAACACCGAAGTGAATGACGTTTCTGATTAATGCATCAGCATTGTTTTCACCCGCAAGATTTTCCTTAGGGATGTTAATCGTTGAACTTCCAACAATGGTGTCAATCTTCAATGTGCATTTACCTGAAAGCTGAACTTGCTTGGCCATGTCTCACCTCAAATTAACGGAATCGATTTACCGCGCATTTTCTGGTGCGCGTTCATCAAGTGGGTAGGGTGGTTAACCGGCTTCTTGTATGCCGGGTTGCGCTTGCGTTCGGTTACTTCCGGCTTCTTGTCGCGGAGAGCTACGAGCGAAGTGGCTCGGTCAACGCGGCTTGCATGCTTTCGTGATTCTTCCTGAGAAGCGTCAGGAGCCTCGCAACCTAAAATTGAGTCGATGATATTGCAGATAGCGTCACGCTCGATAGCGAGCTTTCTGCGCCGCTCATGACGGCGAGTTTTAGCGTTACCAGCTGATACTGAAGAACCGTATTGGATAACCGTCATGGCATTTCTCCGCGTTGTTGGGGAGTTGACGCCCCGTCATCCGGGGCGGTCGTATTATTTGATTTTTTTGCTAAGAATCCGGTGTACAGATTCTTTTATCTGCCCCATCTCGAGCAGGCTATCGAGCATCAGGCGTTTTTCTTGGGAGGTCTTGCAGTTCAGGGCAAGGAAGATTGCTGCGTTCATTGCGTTCATTGTTTTGTCCTCGTGTGAAATGGCTTTGGTGGTGTGCAGGTCTGTTGCTATTCCGTACTCCAGCGGCTTGGTGAGGCTGGCTTGCATCCGTTTGCCAAATCGGCTTGCAGACTCATACTGCCTAAGGTGGTATTGCTCGCATCTCATATCGCGCACCCTGCCACACCCCAAACCCATCTCGCTTGGTATCTGTTCGCGCTTTGTCAGCGCACCGTCGAAGTTAAAGAGCGATGCCAATCTGTTCCGTTTGGCTACCAGCGTCCTGCTGATGGGTTAAAGATACAGATAAAACTGTAATAACGTCAACAGATAAAACTGTAAAATTTGTTGATTAAAACAGATGTGGTTGTTTTTGAAGGTAAAAAAATTTGTTGAGGTTCCATGCTTGTACTGGTTGTGTAGAATTAACTCACTCAGGTCTCAAAGGTTCAGCATGTTATGGATATCAATGAGTGGTTAGAAAAACTACGTTGGCTGTCGGCAGACCAGAAGGTGCAGGTGCACTTTGAATTGCAAGAGCAGATCAAGGCGCATTACAAGCTGAGGGCTGATGGCGATCATCTTGAAAGAGCGATACAACTGTGCGAACAGTCAGTAGCATTCGCGCCGCTGGCTTTTAAAGCTTTGAAAGAAAAGTGGGAAAGGGATTTCCTTGGGCAGGAGTTCTTTGTTCCAGCTCACCACGGATACCGGCAGCTAATAACGATTATGAAGAAGCGGAAGGATATGGATAGAGTGAAGGAGCTTCTAGAGAAGCGAGCTACTGAGGGATGGGCCGAATAGGTAATAAAAACCCGGCAGACCGGCCGGGAACGATCAATTGAGCGGAAGTTTAATTCCGTCAATACCAGCTTGGCGGAGAATCTCTTCCGCATAAAACTTGAAGTATGTTCTTAAAAACGAAGAGAAAAACCAAGAACTTTCCGTTATGAACTTTTCATCTACCGTAAAAGATGAAGGGTAGGTGTAAACCATCTTCATTTTCATGGATAGAGAAAACTCTTCTTCGTTATTCTCCTCTCTAAATCCAACTGCTTGAGGTTCTGCAAGAACTATAAGCACCGACTTAGATGAATCTGTAGCAAGCTCTGCGCCAGCTTCGATGTTTAGAGATCCAAAGATGAAGTCAACATTGCCTTGGCCTCGGCTGTGTCCCTTTTGCTTAAAGCTCGTTTCAAGAGTAGTTACTTCAAGGAGATTAAAATCATTTAACATACGTTGCACGATCCGCTTGAGGTGCTGGCAGGGTGATTGCTAAAAAATAATTTTTTTTATTATCGTTTACATCAGCGCTAACGCTCTTAAACCAATCTCTTCGAGCAGAAACCTGGTGAGAAACGTCTACACCATTTCTAATAATGCACACTTTCGCCTCTGCCCCTAAGGCATAAGAAATGTCGGCTAATGTTTTAAGGGTCATGTTTCTAGTCCCATCTAGCAACTGTGAAACATAAGCCTTTGACTTACCTAGCTTTTTTGCAAGGTCAGTTTGATTTAAGCCTGCATCTTCCATGCCAATAAGGATATCTTCTGTAGTATTAAACAGAAGCCTTTCTCGAGCCATTTCACGATCACTGATTTCTGGAAAGCAAAATTCTTCATTGCTGAACAGATTATCAATACTCATCGCCACCTCTCTCGATTCTCTCCCAGTTATTTCTAACTTTTTGAGTATCTGTCTCATCCAACTTATCAAAATCTTTATAAATATAATGGCTTATATAATAAGTCATCTCATAAACTTCTGACTCCCAGTAGTAACCCCGCAGGGGGATTTTCTTGATAGCCCAAAAGTGCTTGCTGGGCTTGCCGTTGAGAGAAGGCAAAACTCCTTCCTTTCTCACGCTTAACTCAGCGGTACGCTTCCCCGAAGCCAAGCGTTCAAGCTGCAACCTAAGAGAAATCATCATTGATTTCTGCTTCTTTGTCGGAGTTACGCTCTTTAACGCTTCGGCTAGCGACTCCAGTGCACCTTTACAATGCACAATTTTATAACATTCGCCTTGAAAAGATTTCTCCACAAAGGGCCGCCATTGCAGTGTTAATATATATATTAACTCAGCCTTTGCAAGTCAGATCATCATAAAATGCTAAAATGTCTGAACATGACTGAGTTTATGAAAACTGTTGTATTTATAATAACTTAACTGGTTTGCTGCATTTAAACTTGCATTGTCCTGTAACAAAACTCTTTCCGAGAGTTAAATCACTGCGCCATCTACCCTCGGAACGTCGTCCTGATCCACATACCTGGTATGCTTCACGATGGCTGAAACGTAGTGCATCTTCTCTACCAGCTCAGGGCGAAGAGTTATGGGACGATGGTCACTGTTAACGCTCGTAAATTGGAAATCTCAGAACCATCACCCAAACGCCTCTTCAGACCACTACGCCTTAACTACCTTGCCTGTGATGCTGACTATCTCTTCCGGCGATAAATCCGGTGCTCAACCATCGTCCCGATAATCTGGATGTGGCGATCAATGCTTCGCATTACAGGATAATCGTCGTTAAGCGGTATCAATTCAAAGTGCTGTCTGCCATCTTCTGCGAGAGTGGTTGGGCGGTATTTCTTGAATGTGGCCTCGTGCTCGCCATTTTTCGCAACCACAAACTCTCCAGGGGCTGGTTCGATTTCCGGGTCCACGATTATCACATCGCCAGCCTTAAAATCAGGCTCCATAGAATCGCCAACAATCTTTAGAGCAAAGGTGTATTGCGACCAGTCCATGTCAGTCATGACGTACTCGCAAGATCCATCAAGGGCCTCTATAGGTCCTTTAGTTGCCATTTCGCCAGCTTGTACATAGCTGATCAATGGAATCCTCCTTGTGTTCACCTCGCTAACAGGCTGGAAGTTGCCACCATTAACCAGCCATGACGGGTCACAGCGAAGAGATTCAGCAATACCAACAATGTTCCGGGGCTTTAATGTCTTTCCTTCTTCAATACTCGCCCAAGACTGCTGCCTGATTCCAGCTTTTTCTGCTGCTTCAGTTTGAGTCAAACCCAGCTCAATTCTTCTTTGTTTTACCCGTTCTGCAAGGCTCATAGCTTCCTCTCCATTTCCTCACATCGTCACAGTTAAAGCTGTATTTGACAAACAGAAGTAACTGTTAGACAATACAGATAAAACTGTGGAGGTGAGTAATGAATACAATTTCCGAACGCCTCAAACAGAAGCGCATGGAGTTGAATCTGACACAGGCGCAATTAGCTGAGAAAGCTGGGATGAAGCAGCAATCAATACAGCAAATTGAAGCAGGTTCTACGCAACGTCCGCGCTTCCTGTTTGAGCTTGCCGCAGCTCTCCAGTGCGACCCGCTCTGGTTACTGTACGGCAAGAAACGCGGCTCCAGGGCCGCCTAAGCAGTACCCGCTCTTTACCAATCTGAACCGCCGACAACGCGGTAACTCATTTAAGTGGCAGACCCCACGGTCTGCGCACGTATCTATCTAAACCACAAAGGAAGAATACCGAATGGAACTTACAAGCACACGCAAGAGAGCCAACGCAATTACCAGCAACATTTTCAACCGCATTGCTATTCGCGGTCAGCGAAATATCGCATCGCAGCTGGGCGTTGATGAGTCGCAAATTACCCGTTGGAAATCCAGCATGATCCCGAAGATGTCGATGCTGTTGGCAATTCTGGAATGGGGAGTGGAAGACGAGGAATTATCGAATCTTGCAAAGCAGGTAGCACTGCTTCTCACAAAAGATAAAGCCCCAAGCGCTGGAACGCTTGAGGCTTAGCAAACTGTGTTACGCCAACACAATCAACAGGAGACATTTTAATGCGAAAACGCAGGAAGTACCAGGAAAAAGAAGAGATTCGGCACCCTGAATCACCTGACGGGTTGGTTGTAGCGGCAGCCAATAACAGATCGTTCGCTGAACGGTTCATTGGTGTTTATCGACTGGCTAAGGCAGGAGTGAAGAATGGGCGTCGTTAGAAATTTATCGGACTACAGGCCGTCTCAGGAGGCCGTGGAGCGTAAAGTGGCGAGTCTTGACGATGGTTTTATGCGAATCGCTACCAGCATCGGAAAGCTAAAGCCCAGACTGAAACTCGCAGGTCGTGAACATCAGGTTTTTGACGCTGTTATTTATTGCACCTTCGGCTGGAACAAGTCAGAGGACAAGGTAACGAACACATACCTGGCAGATGTCACTGGTCTCGATGATTCGGATGTGGCAGCTGCTCTGAATGTTCTGGCCGAGCGGAAGATAATTAACTTGCGGAAGGTCGGTGGTTTCAAACTGGTTAGCGTCAACGTGATGATTGACCAGTGGGTGCTAAATAAGACACCAAAAACACCACCAAAAATGTTGGGCGAAACCACCCAACAAGTTGGGCGAAAAAAGGTTTCAAGTTGGGCGAAAGTACCCGACACCCTAAACAGTCTTACCAAAGACAATTTAAAAGATACCCAAACCCACGAAGTGGGCTTGTCGGATGTTGTTTCTGAAAAGCCATTAACACCTCGCCAGCTCGGAACAAACCCGAGAGCTACCGGCACCAATCCTCGCTCCAAGCTTCCGGCATTTGACCGTGAGCGACTGAAAGAAACCTGGAACTGCAAAGCTGAAAGATTCGGACTGCCAAAAATCCGCAGCGTCACCACGACGGTGGAGAATGGCATCAAGCGCCTCTGGGTTTCCTATCTGAAACAGTGCAAGGAGCTTAAGCGGGAGCCGAAGGATATCGACTCACTGCTGAACGGTTATCTGGAGCACGGCTACCAGCCGACGCCGTGGGCGATGGGGCAAAACCCGGAAGGCAAGCGCTACGGAATTGAGACCGCGCTTCGCCAGGAGAAAATTGACCAGATTTTAGGAGCTGATAGCTGATGGACAGTTACGATTTTGAGTATCAGCTGGTCGGCTCGATGCTCGTGAAAGGCGATCACATCGATTGCCGTGAAGTGGCTGGAAAACTCCCCGCAGAAGCATTTGAAAATTTCCACCTCCGCACTATGTACCAGTCAATCGTCACCCTCCTGACCAAAGCCGAGCCGGTGGATATGTTCACTGTTCAGGCTGCCGTTCCTGATGGTACGAAAGACCTGGTGATTGAGGTCGGGGCTAAGTGCGTTACGGCCGCCAATATCCGTGGATGGGCTAAGCGTGTGCGCCAGTGCTGGATGCTGCGGCGTGGAATTGCCGAGCTTAACCGGGCGGCCGGGATTCTTGCATCGGCTGGCACGCACGATATTAACGACCGGATTGGCGAGGTGGGAAGCATCCTGTCAAAGCTTCAGTTCGAAACCAACGACAAGTTGCCGCGCCGCATTGCCGACCTGCTGGAAGACTACATGGATGTGCTGGAGAGCCGCATGCAGGGTGAAGAATCCGGCCTGTATCTCAAGACCGGCATTCAGGCGCTGGATGACGAGTACGGCGGGTTCGACCGCACTGATTTGATAGTAATCGCCGGACGTCCCGGCATGGGCAAGACCGAGCTCGCCATCAACATCGCGAATTCAATCGGCCGGCAGAAGGGTAAGGGGCTGTTTGTCTCGCTGGAGATGTCCGACATGCAGGTTGTCGAGCGACACGTTGCCGACCGGGCAGGCCTGTCAGTAGGTGCGCTGCGTAACCCGCTGAACATGATTCAGGAGCAGTACACGCGCCTGACGACCGCAACGGGTACGCTCATGGACGAAAACAACTACGTTATGGACGGATCGTTCACTGTAGACGACTGCATTGCCCACGCTGAACGACTGAACTCTGACGGCGGCCTGAGCTTCCTCGCTATCGACTATCTCGGGCTCCTTGAGAAGCCGAAGGCAGAGCGCAACGACATCGCCATCGCCGAAATCACTCGCAAACTGAAGCAGTTTTGCCTGCGCAACAAGGTGCCGGTGATTCTCCTGTCGCAGCTAAACCGCGGCGTTGAGGGAAGGGCAGATAAGCGGCCGACGCTTGGAGACCTCAAAGACTCCGGCGCAATTGAGCAGGATGCTGACGTGATTATCTTCCCGTACCGCGATGAGGTGTATCACGAGAACAGCGACATGAATGGAATCGCCGAAATCATTATCGGCAAATACCGCTCAGGCGAGCCAAAGACATTCTACATGGGCTGGAAAAACGGTCACTTCGTCAACATCGACCAGCAGGAAGCGGCGATGCAGTACGCCCGCAACGAGAAACAGTCCTCCCAATCTAACGACTGGCGCTAAGCCAACCGAACATCACAAGGATTAACCATGAGCACTATTAGCAATGAGCGTTTAGAAGAAATCACAAATGACAAGATGATTAATCAGGGTAGTGAGTTTGCGAAGATGGCATCCGAGCTTCTGGCGCTGCGCAAAGAGCGGGAGCGGGCGGAGCCGGTGTATCAGATGTTAACTGGCGGAGGATGGTTCGACATATCAAAAGAGCATTATGAAGGCGCGGATAAAACACGCGGAGTTGTCTTCCGGGTTGTCTACACTGCACCGCCCGCACCGCCCGCGCCGGTTGTGCCTGACCTGGAACGGCTTAAAGAAATTTACTCAATCTTTTGCACGCCAACGACCGGCAGCGATAACGCATTATCTGCCATCCACAACGCCTGCCGCGCCGCCATGCTCAACCAGGCGCAGCCGATAGCCGAAACCGACACCACCGCGCAGCAGTTCGAATCGCTTGCGTTTAAGTCGGTTGTACCGGAGGGATGGAAACTGGTGCCGATGAGGTTAACTGCTGAGAACGGCGCGAAGGGTGCGCTATCAGGTGAGTTTTCAGAAACCAAGTTCGTAAACTGCCCCGAGTGTTTCGGTGATGATGAGTGCGAAACCTGCGATGGCAGCGGGAGAATTGAAATCACAGTACCTGTCACATGGACAACCATCAAAGACATCTGGGCTAAAGGAGTTGAGCATTTCGCAACCTCCCCGCAGTCACCCGGCAATGACCACGCTACCGTGTCGGGCAGATGGATTCCATGCAGCGAGCGGATGCCGCCAGAAAACACTGGCGTACTTGTTACCACAGAGTTTGACGGCCCAGGAGACTGGAGAATGAAGTGGGGTACGCGAGTCCCCGGGCATCCAGACGCAAAAAGTGGGTGGTTTATCCCCGGCGCGTCGTGGACCCCGTCGCACTGGCAACCACTCCCCGAGCCGCCAAGCAAATAACACTCTACGACATCCAGGTAATATCTGCCTACATCGGCACCCCTCGCTTCATCGACATCGAAACACTCACCAAACGATATCTCTTTACCAGCCAGCTGATAATGCTTCAGGCAATCAGTAAGGCGAGGTATTGAGCGGAGCAATCGTCATGATAACCAAATTGCAAATAATGAAATGGTTCGAAATGAACCGGAAAGGCACCGTTAAGCAACTCGTCGAGGAGCTTGGCGGCAAGGGCGAACGCGTAGCTACGGTCATCTGCGGCCTGGTGAAAGAGGGCGTGTTGACTCGCTCCGCAAGCACCGGCATGGGTACTCGCTGCCGCATTTATGAGCTGAGCGAAGGTAAAACGAATCGCCAGCGCATCCGAGAATACGTCACCGAACATGGGCCAGTATCGTCTCGCCAGGTATCAGATGGTACCGGTTTAGACATGGGCGCAGTCCATCGCATTCTTCGCGATGAACACGATGCAGGGCGTATTGAGCGCTACCACTCAGAGAAATGCAGCGAGCACCAGGGCTCATTCCTGTATGTCGCAGCGCATGAGTTATGTCAGTTCGGATGTTCAAATCCGATGACTGCGTTCATCAATCAGCAGCTGCGCGCGGTGCGACAGGAGATGCGGGTATGAGCATCATAATGCTGGTCTTCATCGGCCTGTGCTTCATGTTCGCGGCCATCGTTAAACAGGATGGTTTGATGTTCACTGACGCACTGATTCTGCTGTGCAGTGCATTCGTACTGATTAAGCTGGAGAAGAGGAATGAGAAAACAAATATTTGAAATCCGCACCCCGCTAGTCCAGCAAAACGCAATCCGCACCATCCAACAGCTTTACCCCGACCCCGAAAGACCTCTCATCGTAACCATTCAGGAAAAAACGCGCTCAGTAGAGCAGAACAAACGTCTATGGGCGACCCTGCGCGATGTGTCTGAGCAAGTCGTTTGGCATGGCATGAAGCTGGATAGCGAAGACTGGAAGCACATCTTCACCGCGGCGCTTAAAGGCCAGCGCTCAGCGCCGGGTATTAACGGCGGCTTTGTCGTGCTCGGGCAGTCGACCAGCAAGATGCGCGTAAGCGAATTCAGTGAGCTTCTGGAGCTGATATATGCCTTTGGCGCAGAAAGAGGCGTCAGCTGGAGTGAAGACGCTCAGGAAGCGATTGAGTGGGCTAAACGAACAGGAAGGAAGGTGGCGGCATGAGGCGACAGCGACGAAGTATCACCGACATAGTCTGCGAAAACTGCATCTACCGCGTTACCCACCGAAAGAAACGAAAGCCAGAAGTATCCCCGTCCGACATAAAAACCTTCGCGTATACCTCTCACCTTCACGATGTGATGTGGGAGCGTCTGCGCGCCAGGAGGAAAAGCAATGCCTAGAAATCTTCGCAAATACCGACACAAGCACAAGCCTGCCAGGAAGACCAGATACCAAATCAGCAATGACCGCTACGTAAAGCCGCATGTAGACACGGTGAAATACGCCAGCTTCTTCCTGATTTGCCTGTTCATCCTGACATGGATGGTTACCACCCCAGTCTAACCCGGAGCTGAATATGTCATCTGAATACGAGTACGCAGAGCGCTTTGCAGATTTGATGGAAGACATGCAGGGCGATGGCGTGGATGCGATGAACATCCTGATGAATTACCTCATGGGCTTCGTCGAGCATGCGACAGAAGGTGACGAGGACAAAGGGCTCATCTGGCAACTGGAAGACAAAGAGCCGGTTATCACAATTGAGCCAGTCGACGGCACAAACACAGCGAGGCTGCACTGATGGACTATTCACAGTTAAATGATACAGAAATCACAATAAGAGTCGGCGAAACGTTCGGGTGGAGCCCCTGCTTCATCAATGAGGATGGTAGCGTGGTTTTTCGCGATGACAGGGGGAGACTGAAAGTCCGCAAGGACTACTGCAACAACCCCGACGACGCATGGCCGATTATAACCGGTAATCACATATCCCTTATGTACGCGGAATCGCTAGGGGAGTGGTGCGCCGGTAAACCGGATTGGGTCGACGGTTGTGAGTGGCAGCTTGATATGGATGTGATGGACAAAAATCCTCTGCGTGCGGCGATGAT